TTTTTATTAATACTATTTATATGTTTTTTATTTCTAATTTCATCAGTAAAAATAAAATCATCTTCTAGGATTAAAATATTTTCATAATTTTTATCATTAGCATGTCTAAAAATCTGAAAAAAAGCATCGTTTAAGTCATCGGCTGGATAAATAATATGTTTTGATTTATTACATTTTTTATATCCTTGATTTAATAAAATAAACACTTCATTTGATGGTTTATATTTTATTAATTGATTATAAACACTTTCATATCTACCATTACCAACTAAATTAATAACATATGTAGCATCAACAGTTTCATTAAATATACTATTTTCAAATTTAAAATTTTGAAATTCATAACATTTTAAATTATTATCTAAAATTTCTAATAAGTTACTGTTTATTTTATAATCCATTATAATAAATTATAAAAAAATTAAATATTAAAATCTACAATAATATCTTTTGATTCTTTTTTATTAGATTCATCTAAATTTTTAATAGATTCATCTAAGTTTTTAATAGATTCGTCTTTCTTGCTATCTTCGCAATCTGTTTTCAAAATTTTATAAATATGATTAATATTACAACATTTACCTTTATTTTCACAACTAAATTTTATGTATTCAGAATCATTTAATTCATTAACATAATTTATATATAATAATCTATGAAGAGCATATTTTTTTCCTTGATAGTAAAAATTTATATAAGAACTTTTATCATCGTTTTTAATTGTTGTTATATAACCATTCCATAAAGAACATTCATTACCAAAAATAGATTTAGATAAATATTTACTTATTCTTCTTAAATCATTATATAATAATTTTTTATCATTAATATTTTTTTTTTGTTTTTGAATTAATTCTATTAAAATTTTATCATTTTCAGATGTCATATTCTATAATTAGTTATATAAATTTTATTATAAGTAATATATTGAATATATATTTTTTGGTATAGTTGTAGAAAAATCAAAATCTAATTTAATAAATATGGTTTTATTTAATGTACTTTCAGAAGTAAATTTTTTAATTGTTTCACTATTTACAGGTATTTCTCCTTGTAAAAAAATATATTTAATATTAGAATAATTATCATAAACAACAATTGGTATAGGGATCATATGACTTAAAATAAACAATTCTACTTTACAATCAGTATTAAAAGATGTTTTTCTAAATTTATTTAATGTTGATTCAAAAAAATTACTTTCATTTTTAAAGTATTTTTTTATTTCTTGATTACCTTTATTTAAATTATTTTGAATGAAATCAATAATATTAGCTTTAAATAAATAAGTTAAATTAGTTTGTAAATCATTTAAATAACCTAAATTTCTTGATTCTATATCATATAATGGATTATTAATCCAATAATATGAATTAACATATGCTCTAATTATTGAATCTTTATTTGGAATAATAATTTGAATAAATTGCTTTCCCATTTCAATCACTTTTTGTTGAACATCTTCAATTATTTCACCAAATATTTTTGTCATTTGACGTTTACCAATGATAGGAATTTTATCTTTACCAAACAATTCACTCATTAGTTTATTAACATTAAAATTAGATGGTTTGATAATTTTTTGATCATTTCTATTTGTATATTGAGTATAATCAACTATATCTGAAACATAATAATTTGATTCTTGTATAATTTCTTTAAATTTAATACTATCTTGTACTAATTCTTCAATAACTTTATTAACAAAATCAATTACTAAATTTTCCATTAATTGTAATTTACATGTATTGTCTTGCCAAGTGCAATGATAATTTGAATTACATTTATCTTTTGAATCGTTGATTTCACAATAATCTCTTACGTTTGAAAGTAAATAATTTTTTAAATCAGGAATACTTTTTACTAAAAATATCATTAAATTATTATTTTTTGAACCACCTTTAGTTTCATTACCTATTGATAATTTATATTTGGAATTTAATTTTGGATCTATAATTTGAAATAATATTTTTCGTAACTCGTGCTTTTTATCATTTTTAATTATTTTGGTATTTCTTACTATTGCAATAATTTTTTCTTTTATATCTGGATTTTTATCTAAATAAAAGCTTAATTCTAATCGATATAAATTATAACTTTCATTCTTATAATTATGTTCTTTTACACTCTGATTTCTAGTATCATAAATATGATCATTATCCCAATTAATTATTTCTTGGTTAATAGTTTCTTCTAATGGTTGAAATCTAATTGATAAAGCCATTTTTTTAATATCTTTCTCATCTACTATTTGATTTTCAATTGGAACAGACAATTCATTATATAACAATACAGAAATAATTCTTATTTTTGAATCAGTTTTCTTATCATAAAATACTGATTTAACATTATAATCTAATTCAAGTATCTTATTTATATTTAAAAAAAATTTAATTGTATTTGATAAATCTAACCATTTAATTTTACTATTTTTTAAATGTGTATAATTATAGTCATAACTAATTCCTGATGGTTTAGTAGGAATTATTAAACCATTATCTAATTCCAAATATTTACATTTATGTCTTTCATCAATATATTGTTTACGAAGTTTAAATTTAGAATTTAATATTTTTTCAATAATATTTTTAGAAGTAAGACTGTTATTAGTAGCGATTTCATTAATTAATAAATTTTTACAGCTTTTAAACTGATACTTTTTAAGTTCATTAATAATTTTTTCAACAGGACCCTTTAAACTAAAATATTTTTGTAAATTTATTTTTTTACTAACTTTTTCATCTTTTTGAACTCTATAAATTGGAAAATAATATTTATCTTCTTTAATTAAAATTACAATATCTCTATCTTGATCAAGTAAATTATAATTTTCATTATTTAAACATTCTAAATAATATTTTTCTTTTATTTTTTCTTTTTCTAATGCTTTTTTAATAATTACTGTTTGTTTATTTAAAATATAATAATTAATTCCTTTTTTTGAAATTACTCCTGGAATAGCAGATAATTCACCAATTGTATCATATTCAATATAATTTGAAGATTGTAAATATTCAATAAAATTTTCTTTAGTTTTAAAAGATTCAATTATGTTACCATTATTTAAATATGTAAAGAATTTATTATCGTTATCTTTTTCAATAAATTTTATCATTGAATCAATTAATGATTCAATACTCATTTCATATATACTTGATAAAGCTACTAGAAAATGATAGTAATCGTGTTTTACTGTATATTTATAAAAATAACCAGATTTAGATTCGAGTAAATAATGATTTTTAATTTTTTGATCATGATTCCAAATTTTATTAAAAAAAATATCTAAATACTTAGGTAATAAAATGAATCTACCTTCTTGAATTTTATTTGTATCTTGTAAAATATAAAGTTTATCACCAAGATTAGAACTAATATTCTTATCAGAATTATCGTCTTTAGTTTTTTCACCAACACATTTCAAAAAATAATTTTTCTTTTGTTTATTTGCACCAACCGAATGATCTTTTTTAAAACAACAAGGCATACATAAATCACTTGGATTATTACCTCTTGCCAAAAATCCAATATACATATGTTCTTGATTTTCAGATGGATCACAAGTATAAAAGTTAAATGTATTATTTTCTCCTTGAAGTTTAACAGCTTTTATTACTGTTTTGTAAACTTTTCCCTTGATTTTCATATCTACAGATTTTTCATAAAATCCAGTTTGTTTATTTAATTTATAACCATTTTTTATTAATTTATCTAATTGATCACCAGGAGTTAATTCTGGTCTGCGTTTTTTATCATTACCAGAATTTTGACATGAACGTGTCCATTGATTTTGACCTTTTTCTGGTTTAAAACCTAATCGAGCTTTGTCTAGTGATGTAATTGCCTTAACTGTTTTAATACTTGTATCAAAATCAACAACTTCAATAACTTTATTTCGTCTTTTTGCTATTTTAGTTAATAATTTCAATGTATCTTTTAGTTTTTGAAAATCTTTCTTTTTATATAAATATGTTTCAACATATAAATAAATTAAAACTTTCATAAAATCAATAATTTCATCCAATTGTTCTTTGTTACGCGCACCAGTAAAAA